ACCTCGATCTCTCTGAGGTCGTGGAAGAAGCCTTTGAGCGTTGTGGCTCAGAACTTCGCACGGGCTACGATCTTCGGACTGCCCGTCGCAGTCTGAACCTGCTCTTTGCCGACTGGGCAAACCGTGGTATCAACATGTGGACGATGGAGCAGGGGACGATCACCCTGACCTACAACCAGATGACCTATGCCCTGCCCAACGACACGGTGGACCTGCTTGAGCATCAGATTCGGACGCAGGCCAACAGCAGCAGCAATCAGGCCGACCTGAACATCACGCGGATCAGCGTCAGCACTTACGCGACGATCCCGAACAAGTTGACCACCTCGCGCCCGATCCAGATTCTGGTGCAGCGCAACAACGGCATGATCTCCCCGATTGGGGCAACGCTGTCTTCTACGATCAACTCTACGGACACAACCATCACGCTCTCAACGGCGGCAGGGTTACCGGCTCAGGGTTTCATCAAGATTGATGACGAGATCATCGTTTACGGCTACATCACGGGCAACACGCTGTACAACTGCTTCCGTGGTCAGCAAGGCACAACACCTGCCAGTCATACCTCGGGCACCACGGTGTACTGGGCGCAGGTTCCTTGCGTGACGGTCTGGCCGGTGCCGGACAACTCGACCACCTACACCCTGGTGTACTGGAGACTGCGCCGGACGCAGGATGCCGGTCAGGGCGTGGACGTGGCAGATGTCCCCTTCCGGTTTATCCCCTGCATGGTGGCAGGCTTGTCCTACTACATGGGCATGAAGATTCCTGACGCTTATGACCGCCTGCCTATCCTGAAGTCTCAGTACGAGGAAGCATGGCAGTTGGCGGCAGACGAGGATCGGGAGAAGGCTGCAATCCGGTTTGTGCCGCGTCAGCAATTCATCGGCGGAGCGACTACGTAATGCCGCTCAAGGACCCTGAAGCAAGGAAGGCATACGCAAAGATGTATGCCCAGAAGAATCCTGCTTATGCAAGGGTAAAGGCTTGGCGTGCTGCCAATCCAGAGATGCGTGCTGCACAAAATGAGCGGTATGCGGAGCGTCATCCCGAGAACATCAAGGCTCGTCAAGATCGGTATCTTGAGCGCCATGCTGAAAAAGTTCTAGAGATGGACCGCGCCGTTTCTGCCGCGTATCGGGCCAGACATCCAGAGAAGGTCGCCGCCTCAAAGAAGCGGTATGCCCAAGCCAACAAGCACAAGATCAACGCTGCCGTGACTAAGCGGGAAGCAGCCAAGTTGCAGCGCACCCCCAAGTGGCTGACCAATGATGATCTGTGGATGATTGAGCAGGCGTATGAACTGGCAGTTTTGAGAGGTGAACTCTTCGGGTTTGCTTGGCATGTTGATCATGTGTTGCCGTTGCAGGGCAAGCAAGTCTCTGGGCTGCATGCGCCGACAAACCTACAGGTCATCCCGTGGGTAGACAATCTTCGCAAGGGCAATAAGTTGGAGGCCGATCATGGGTAATCGGTTTGCCTCCGGTAAAAGATCAATTGCCGTTTGTGACAGGTGTGGACAGCAGTTCAAGTTGAAGCGCCTGAAGGAAGAAGTCATTAAGACCAAACGGTTCAATCTGTTGGTCTGTGAGGAATGTTGGGACCCGGATCACCCCCAACTTCTTCTGGGGATGTTCCCAGTTGACGATCCGCAGGCCGTTCGCAATCCCCGCAGAGACTCGACGTACAAGACTGCCGGAACGAACAGTTTGGAGATCAACATCGCAAACCCGGAGCAAGGGTTTCCGACTGGTGGCTCACGGGATATTCAATGGGGTTGGAACCCTGTTGGCGGAGCAAGAGCAAATGATGCGGGACTGACACCAAATTACTTGGTGGCAACCACATCTGTTGGTACAGTAACCATCCAAACGACGTAAGGAGTCGAAATGGACGCAAAGAAAGCATTGAAGGCACACATGGCCAAGGGCCCTGGTGCGGCACACCCCGATTCCAACGTCAAGAAGTTGGCCAAGGGTGGCAAGACCAATCAGCAGATGCGCGAACTTGGTCGCGGTCTGGCAAAGGTTGCCAACCAGAAGAAGTCTTCGTTCACCTACAAGAAGGGTGGCTGAAATGGCTAAGTTCAGCAAAAAGATGATGGGCAAGGAAGTTGGGGATGCCTCCGTCTATGCCGAGCCCCACACGATGAAGGGCGGCAAGGTCGCTCTGGGCAACGGTACTCAGAAAGAGCCGACCGCTGCCAATCGTGTAAACATGTCTGTTGGCAACATCACCCGCGATGGGTACAACCCTGAGCCCAAGACCTCGGGCATCAAGATTCGCGGCACTGGTTGCGCCACCAAGGGCACGATGGCCAGGGGACCGATGGCGTGAACTACTCGGAGTTGAAGACCGCTGTTGAAGATTACACGGAGAATTCCTTCTCCGCGACTGACTTCGCCACCATGACCCAATTGGCGGAGCAGAAAATCTACAACACGGTTCAACATCCCGCGCTTCGGAAGAATGTGGTCGGTGCGGTATCGACCAACAACAAGTATTTGTCTTGCCCGGATGATTTCCTGTCGGTCTTCTCTCTGGCAGTGATCTTGGCCGATGGCTCCTACGAGTATCTGCTCGACAAGGATGTGAACTTCATCCGTCAGGCGTATCCGACGCCTACGAGCACTGGGGTGCCCAGGTACTACGCAATCTTTGGCCCGACCACGAGCGGCGCAACGATTACGAATGAGTTGTCCTTGATCCTTGGGCCAACGCCAAACTCCAACTACCAAGTGGAGTTGCACTATTACTACTACCCTGTTTCAATTGCAGATACGGTTCTTAATCCTAGCGGCACTTCGTGGCTTGGCGACAACTTTGACTCTGTGCTATTTAATGGCGTGATGGTCGAAGCCGCACGGTTTATGAAGGAAGAGCCTGACGTGGTGCAGAACTACGAGCAGCAGTTTGCTCAGTCTCTGATCCTGTTCAAGCAACTGGGCGATGGCAAGAACCGTCAAGACGCCTACCGCAACGGTCAGGTTAGGGTGAAGGTGGGCTGATGCCAATCGTTCAAACGCAGACCACCTCCTTCAAGAAGGAGTTGTACCAGGGCATCCATGATCTCACGACAGATGTCCTGAAGATTGCTTTGTACACCGGCAACGCAGACCTGAACGAAGACACCACCGTTTACACCACAACGGCGGAGATCACTGGGACTGGGTACTCGGCAGGCGGCAAGACGCTGACCGGCACGACCATCAACAGTTCTGGATACACGGCCTTTGTGGACTTCGATAATGTGGAGTGGAACCCCGGCGTATTTACAGCGCGGTGTGCCTTGATCTACAACTCCAGTAAAGCAAACCGTTCCATCGCCGTGTTGGACTTCGGGTCAGACAAGACTTCGACAGCAACCTTCACAATCGTCATGCCGGTTAATGACGCCAACAGCGCATTGATCCGGTCTTCAAACTAAGGAAATTGCATGGGCACCATCTTCACTACCAAGGGTGACATGGAAGAATCCCTTCTTGAGAAAAGAGAAGGGGTCGTTGACAATGATAATGAATACACGACCTGGGTCGAGTATTGGCATGAGGGCGAACTTGTGCATCGGTCTGTTCATGTCACGTTGAAGAAGATGCCCACTTTTGCAGGCGCGGAAGCCGCGTCGTTTGGTTAACGAAAGGAGCCTGAAATGGCAAATACTCAGTCGATGTGCACGTCGTTTCTTGGCGAAGTGCTGACCGCTACCCATAACTTTGGTACCGCCCCCACTCGCGGCACCGGCACTGCCGATACGTTTAAGGCTGCGCTGTATCTGGCTTCGGCCACGGTCAACGCAAGCACCACGGCGTACAGCAGCACGGGCGAAGTGACTGGTACGAACTACACCGCAGGCGGTGTGACGGTTACCAATGCGACGGCTCCGTTGTCGAGCAATACCTCGACCACGGCCGGTACGGGTTATTGGACGCCTTCGGCCAGTCTGACCTATACCAACGTCACGCTGTCCACGGCGTTCGATGCGGTGTTGATCTACAACTCTACCCAGAGCAACAAGGCTGTCAGCGTGCACACCTTTGGTTCACAGACCGTGACCGCAGGTACGTTCACCCTGACGATGCCTTCGAACACCACTTCGACTGCTCTGCTGCGTCTGGCAACGACCTAAACCGACTCTGTTAAAGGAGTCGGAAGGTGCCTACCGGATGGGGCAGCGGCACCTGGAGCAGCGGCACTTGGGGTGGACTTGGTGAAACCCTAACAGGTGA